CCCTTCTTAGCCACAGGCTTCTCAGAGACCACCTTGACCTCAGAATCAGTGACCACCTTGACCTCAGTATCAGAGACCTCCTTAGCCTTTCGCCCCTTCTTAGCCCCAGGCTTCTCAGAGACCACCTTGACCTCAGAATCAGTGACCTCAGAATCAGTGACCTCAGAATCAGTGACCACCTTGACCTCAGTATCAGTGACATCCTTAGTCTTTCGACCCTTCTTAGCCCCAGGCTTCTCAGAGACCACCTTGACCTCAGAATCAGTGACCTCAGAATCAGTGACCACCTTGACCTCAGTATCAGAGACCTCCTTAGCCTTTCGCCCCTTCTTAGCCCCAGGCTTCTCAGAGACAACAATGACCTCAGAATCAGTGACATCCTTAGCCTTTCGCCCCTTCTTAGCCACAGGCTTCTCAGAGACCACCTTGACCTCAGAATCAGTGACCACCTTGACCTCAGTATCAGAGACCTCCTTAGCCTTTCGCCCCTTCTTAGCCACAGGCTTTTCAGAGATGACAATGGCTTCCATATCAGAGAGTACCTTAACTTCAGAATCATTGACTTCTGTATGAGAGACATCAATCTTAGTCTTTCGCTCCTTCTTAGCAACGGGTGGAAGTTTCGCAACTCGCGTCTTAGAAACAGGCGTGACCATATTGCCAACAGAACACATAGAGGTGTCCATCTCAATAACACTGGGAATACTCTTAGGACTCATTGTAGACATTTGTATAACGATTAGCTTCTTTTGCTTCTCTTTAATAAAGAAGAATGGTAAAAAGCGATTTCAATTTTTTGTGATTTCTGATCTGCGTTCAAGCACCAATCCAAAGAGAAAGTATCTTATTTTCTCAAAATTGAATTCACAAGAAAGAATAAATATAGGTAAAAAATGACCATATTGGTCATAGTTGAATCGCCAGCAAAATGCGCAAAAATTCAAGAATTCCTTGGCTCAAATTATAAAGTTCTGAGTTCAATGGGACATATCAGAGCCTTAAAACAAGATATAGAAGCAGTAGGCATTAACAATAATTGGACTCCACAATATGAAATAATAAAAACGAAAGCCAATACAATAAAGCAACTCAAAGAAGCCGCAAGTAAGGCGACCGAAGTGATTTTAGCGACCGACGATGACCGTGAAGGTGAAGGAATTGCCTATCATATCTGTGCCGTACTTAAATTGGATCCCACACAAACAAAACGCATAGTATTTCACTCTATTACAAAACAGGCGATTCAAGATGCAGTAAAATCATATCGTACAGTTGATATGAGCAAATTCCAATCACAACAAACACGCACAATGTTGGACATGCTAATTGGTTATACTCTGAGTCCTGTACTCTGGACACAATTAAACGCAAATGGACTCCCATTATCGGCAGGTAGATGTCAAACACCAGCCTTGAAAATCGTATTAGACCGGGACACAGAAATAGATAACCACACGGCGCAAAGATTTTGGAGTTTGACTGCTATGTTTACAATTCTTGATCATGTAATACCAGAAACGGAAGCACAAAGATCAAAATTAGACGATGAACAGAAATTAATACAGTATATGCGCCCCGCAACAAAAACGAACAAAGCAACGGTGAAAGCCATTAAAAATACAGTGAAAACAAACAATGCTCCAAAACCACTTATTACATCCACATTACAACAAGAGGCATCTAAGTTCTATAATTTGAATCCAAAAAGCACAATGTCGGCTGCACAAAAACTCTATGAAGCGGGACATATTACGTATATGCGGACAGATAACGCGTTATTATCACCTGAAGGTGCAGCTGCAATTCGTTCAATTATAGGAAAGAAATATGGGGAATCTTTTCTTGGCTCAGATACAACAAAAGTTAAAGAAACAGTCAAAAAGAATACTAAATCAAAAAAAGACCCAGAACCACAGGCGGCTCATGAAGCAATACGACCCACCCATCCAGAAATAGATTCTGTTCTAGATCTTGGCCCTATAGAGAGTAAAATATATAATCTTATTTGGACACGGGCTTTTCAATCACAAATGGCACCATCCACCGAAGATTCAAGACTTGTAACATTTACGCTAGATTCTGATATAGAACAAATACCTTGGAATTCAGAACAAACCAAACAGAAATTCTTAGGTTGGAAAATCCTGAATACGGGCGCAAAAGATGATCCGCTTCTTTACGACGCTTGGTCTAAAGTTGTAGTTAATATGGCGGCAAACTGGATTTCTGTCGTGGCCGAAGAGGGTTTTACGAAGTCAAGTCCCCGGTATACAGAAGCATCACTTATTCATGCTTTAGAAGAGAAAGGAATTGGTAGACCTTCTACATTTGCATCTTTGGTAACAACAATAATTGAACGTAATTATGTTGAAAAATCTGATTTGCAGGGAACACAAATAAACATACGGAAACTCTGTATTAAAATCCCCGATACCTGGCCACCGAACGAACAAATCAAAAGTCAAACAGTTGGAAAAGATTCTAACAAACTTCAAATTACACCCTTAGGTCGTACCGTAGCCGAATTTCTTTATACACATTACGCGGATATCTTTGCGTATGATTACACAGCAACAATGGAACAGGCCTTGGATCGTATTGCAAACGGAGATAATTCTTGGAAAGCCTTATTACAAAACATATGGGATTCGTATAAAGACCGATATGAGTCACACATAAAGAAAAAAGCCCACACTAACAATACTAGTACTAACAAACGCATTTTAGGTGAGAATTTGTGTGTTATTCTATCGCGTAAAGGCCCTCTTTTAATAAATGAAGAGACAAAAGAATTCGCAAGTCTTCCGCCTAAAACAAGTTATGAAACAATAACGCTTACACAAGCAAAACAGGCATATGAAATTAAACAAGGGACACAAATCGGTAGTTTAAATGAATTACCCATTCTTTTAAAAAAAGGCCCGTATGGTTATTATGCAGAATGGAACCAAAAAAAAATTCCATGTAAGCCCGGCGATACAGAAGAAACAATTATTCAAAAGTTAGAAACAAAACATACCCCTGAATCTTTTGTGCGTAAAATTGGCGATTATACGATTAAAGACGGGGCCTATGGAACGTATTACTTTAAACACACTCTAAGAAAGCCAAAATTTATAAAACTTCCTAAATCATTGAATAAAGAAACAGTAACTGTTGAGGATTTGATAGAAAAAAAATCTTTATCTTAAATATAAACATGGTATCACATTTGCTAAATTATACAAATAAACTTACATCTGCCCGTAATAAACTCATTCATTTTAAGACAGAATTATTAACAAGAGTTTATAATTTTAAAGTTGCTCTAAACACTGTAACAGGAACTAGCCTTGATAATTCTTATTTACAAGATCTAAGTAAAAATGTATTTATACCTACAACAAATACTACTATTACTATAAATAATCAAGATCAACCAGTATGGGATCCTGCACAATCTTCAACAAATTTACACGGTGTTCAAAATATTATACATCCTTTACTTACGAGTTTAACAAATTTAATATCATATACAGAAGGAAACAACATTCTTCAAACAGAACAAAGATACACAGACATAAGCAATAATGTAAGCACCTTACAAATAAATTATATGAATTTTTTAAAGGCGATATATAATAATCGTGTTAGTTTTGATGATTTCATCAAATCAAATGATTATAGTCCTTTTGATATAGCTATGAATATTTTAGATGGTAATAATGTTTTTCTGAGAAATGAGTGTACAGAACTTTATGGTTGGGATTTTACGCCAGGCCAAGGGGTTGGTGGATTTAATCGGTTTGGAGGCGGTTTGGTATATTCAAATGCTTATATTGTAGAAGAGCCAGCAGAGACTTATTTTGGAAACTTTTTTTACTCTTATAATTACTTAAACACTTTAAACAATACTACTTATCAAGTTGCCAAAAAAAACGCAAATTTCTTTTACGATTTAGTAGAAGTAAAAACATCTTTAGATGGACATTTACATGGTAGTGTTGATAGTGTAGATAGTAATAGTTTTATTGTTACGATGACTATAGCAAATGCTGATACAAATAAGTATATTAATAAAATAATTGTTTATTATAGACCTTCCAATGGAACAGTATATGGTGTGTATGATTACAATGATACATACTTTGAACGTAATCTTTGGAAAGACAATAGTATTAGAATTACAGAAGTAAACACAACAAATCCGAATAATTTAGTTATTAAAATGGGAACAACCGCCATTTCATATACAGATGGCAATGCAGGAATACAATATGTTGATCCGCAATGGGAATCATTGGACCCGAATCCAGTTACAGGATCTAAAGGTTGTGTAGTACTGGATTTATCAGGTTCCAAAACATTAAAAACTTTGGCATACACGTCAGGGGCAAACAATACTCCATATGCAGCAATAACAATCACATCAACAATTACATCTGATACTTTCAAAGAACACGATAACGCACCGATTACGCCTGCAAATTGTGTTAATGTTAGTTATCAGGATATAGGGGTAGGAAATACTGTCTTTTTATCAGACAGCATTCATTCTGTAATATCGTGTCCAGGCGGTTTTATAGTAGATGGTAATAAATTTATGAACATGTCGTATACTAATAATTATTCAGAGTATGGCCTTGGTACAAGTAGTAATATTGAAACAAATTATCCAGATTTATCAGGATTAACTATTAATGGCATACCTAATATGGTGACTCCCGCTGGTGGAAGTTTAGTGGCCTTTTTTGTTGAAGGCGCTAATAATATACCTGGTGACCCTCCCGTTGAATATCAAGCAGGTTCTTATTATTATGTAACCTTAGACAACGCCGGTATACGTTTCCGCAATAATTGTTTTTGGGAGAAAAACGTTAAGATAGATCTTCCTCATACTACCCCTTTAACTACGAATACTAACGCAAATAACTCATTTATGCGTTATAAATATATAAGAACATTTAAAACTGAAGATAAAATATATCTTGATATAAGAAATACTGCTAATAATAAAAAACTCCGTTTAAGAATTGCGTATGGTGGTGGAAGTTATACTGTGAAAGCAGCAGATAAAGCAAATATAATAGATTCAGATTTTGACAGCAATGCAAACAGCCAATTGTGTACAGAAATAAATGGTAATATAAGTGCAGTATATGCGTATCTATATTTTAGATGTGCTAAACTTGATACAATATTTAATTTTAATAGCAGTCAAAAGTATATATTAAGTTCTGATAGTTTTGCAAGAAGTAGCAGTGTAAATGTGGGAACAGTTAACGCATACGGGCAAAATGTTTCATTACCAAACTCATCTTCTTCATTATATGGTATAACTCTCCCTCTGGATGGAAATGTCTGTTTTCCATCCGGAACCCCTGTACAAACCGATCAGGGTCTCATACCCATTGACGAAATAGATCCTAAAATCAACACTATTCGCAACAATAAAATCATAGCGATCACTAAAACGGTAGCAAACGACTCTAATCTTGTTCAAATAGATGAAAACACATTGGGACCAAACACACCAAATCAAACAACTATAACAACACAACTTCATAAACTGTTATACAAAGGTCAAATGATTAAAGCAAAGGATCTTCCTCAAGCAAAGTTGGTTCCATACAAGGGTCAAATCTTGTACAACGTTCTTTTAGAAAAACACGAATGTATGTTAGTGAATAATATTATAGTAGAGACATTACATCCCCGTAATAATATTGCCATTCTCTACAAACATATAGCCACAAATAATCTTCCAAGTATAGAGCAAAACAGACTTATTGAAATGCTCAATACAAAACTGGAGCAAACAAATACTCTCCGCAAACAGTTTTTCTCCAATATAGTCTTTATGATATTGTTAGACATATTACAGCACAAACCCGCTCCCCCTGTAGAAGTGACTACAGAATCCATCCGTCGCGCGTTCTTACCAGAACCCATTTGTATTTAGAAGTTGCCATTACACCGGTGAAGATTTAAAATGAGACAAGACGACCTAAATGATTAGCACTGTGTTAAGGTGTGGTGGGGAGTTTTATAAAGAAAAGTAGAGGATACTGCCTGAAATAATAGATGTGAGAGTCGAAAGACAATACAGTGATCCGCCACAAAACGGGATTGATTTCCCACTTCAGTTGCTTTTGACGAAGCAGGTTTAGCAAACTCAATCCTATGGATTGACCAAACTAAATTTACATGGAAATTGCTGTGTCAAACCTTGGAAGTTTTTTATGGTTTTGTTCCATTTTAAATCTTCATCTTAAGGGTGTAAGTATTTAGGTTAACCATAACAGAGGTCGTATTAATTTACTTGCCTTTAAAGGCAAGTAAATTAATACGACCTCTGTTATGAAAATAACGAAAGTTAATTGCTTCCCCTCTTTTTGGGGTAGCAATTAACTTCGGTACTTCATGGTATCCCTACCGGTCAGTATCAAATTTAGTTGCCCTTTAAGGGTAATTAAATTAATAATATAAAATAGAAATATGCCTCAGAATCTTAGATACCAAGTGGGCGAATACGCTATTATTTTAACAAACGGCTACCTCCAAGTCTCAAACAAAGAGTTATATCCCACTATATCATTGAGACTTCCTATACCACTAGGTCATAAACTAGAATCAGTTGTTGTCTCAGAAAACGAAGGGTTTTTTGAATCGAATGATCTCACACTAATATATTCAAAAGATCGTTTGGAACTTACACATAAACCCAAAACTCCCGGTCATGTGGCTCCATGGATCGGTGTTTTTATCGGCATTCCCAAAGATGTAATAGACGTTTTATGTGTGATTGGTAAATCCATAAACGCGGATTCCATTTCCAAAGTTCATTCATTATTAAAATCAGTAAAACAATGGGAATATAAACCAGTAGTGGGTGGAAAAAACAAGACCAGAAAGAATCGTATGATGAAGTACCGAAGTTAATTGCTCCCCCAAAAAGAGGGGCGATTAACTTTCGTTATTTTCATAACAGAGGTCGTATTAATTTACTTGCCATTAAAGGTAAGTAAATTCGGTACTGACATGTACCCTTAAAAGCAACTAATTTTGATACTGACCGATATAAATAAATCAGGGAACAACGCGCGTTCTACAGTTCCTACATACCCTTATTCTCTCTTCTATCTGTCTAAACCCATTTTCCGTATAAACAATTTTTACTGGATAATTCTCTAAAATCACATCGTGTGTTCCTAGAGATGTGTCACAATGCCAACAACGAATTCCACAAACAAACATAATGCCCATCTCTTTCGTCTCTGTAGAAAATCGCTTCGCTTCTTCAAATCCCATTTTATTATAAAGAGAGCAAGCAATTGTATTAGAATCAAGTACATTTAGCCATACGCCACCTTTTCCAACAACATCCTTTACCAATTCAATAAGTCGTTTTGCGTAGCCTTTACTCCTATATCTATGAGCAACCCCCAAATATGTAATTTCATATTCTGCCAAATCATTCGGAGTACGTCGTATCATTATAAATGCTTGAATCGCGCCAACTCTATCCACTCCTATGAAAGACAGTTCATTATACTGATAATCCTCAAAATACTCGAGTTCAGAACTATCAAATATAGAACTAAATGTCTTTGTTAAAGCACAAATATTTTCCGGTTTGAAGCGTTGAAATCGTAACATTTATTTAATAATATACAGCATATAATTTCACTCAATTTTTAAGTAAATTACATTGATTTTGTAGTCTATTTACAAATATTGAACTTATCTCTCCAGGTGTTTCCGTTTTATATTTGACAACCACTGTCATAAAGAACATATATTCGTATAATCCCAACATTGATACCAACGCGATATTTTCACAAATAATAGATACCCAACGAATTTTATATCCTCTCCATTTCACAAATCCGATAAACCCGCATAATATACTAAATAAACCTATAACATAATTCCAAGAAAGTATCATTAACCCGTTATTAAAACTTCTTCGTTGTATAAGATCTTCTGACCCAACATTCAAAATACGTGTTATATTTACAAATGGACGCAATATATCATCCAAAAACAGTGTTTCAAGTTGTGTCAAGTTTTTGCAACCGTTTATAATATTATTTGTATAAAAATTAATAGTGTTCATTATACCGGTGTCTTCGTCAACGCTTACAAAAAGAAAAAAGAAAACGGTTTCAAAAATAGCAATAAGACATATATGAGTAATAAAACGTATAGTATAATCACATATAATTTCACAATTACACCATTTATTTACACATAAAATTACACTATTGTTATTTCCAACATCGTTATTTCCAATATGATTTTCAATAACGTCTGTATTTAAAGAAACAGAAGATGTTTTGTATTCTAATAGGAAATCCTCTTTTGTTTCAAATATATGATTGCCGATATATATAAGGCTATCTGACAGTGAAGGAGGACGTTTCATTTAACCTAAAGTATGCCCACTTAATAATATACCAAGAGCATATTTTTAAGCAATGTACGGCCCCCTATTAATAAATCTGGATACCAGAACCGATAGGTTGGCGGAGGCAGAAAAGGAGTTTCAGAAACTCTCCTTAAACTATATTCGCATTAAAGCAACAACGGATCCTAATCCGATTCTGGGATGTATGGATTCTCACTGTCGTTGTCTAGAGCAATTTCTACAAACTACATACGACTCCGTAATGATTTGTGAAGACGACATACAATTTACTACCGATAAAACGACATTGAATACCCATATAACCGAGTTCTTAAATACAGAAGCAGATGTGCTTTGTTTAGGATTTTATGCAAGTAATCCGACGGAATGGTCATCGCTCTTTTATAGGTCAAATGATATACAATCCCGCGTATGTTATATAGTAAAACGACAAATAGCAAAAGAATTACACGCTATATGGAGAAAACTCTATATGTTTCTTATTGAAATTAACAATAAACCTTCGCAAAATAATTGGTATAGTTCCATATATAAAGAATTACCAATAAAAAATAAGGCCTGTGATATATATAGGGGAGATCAGGTTTGGAAGATTTTACAACAAAAGTATTATTTTCTTATACCGAAATTTCATATTGCTATACAAAGACCGTCGTTTAGTGATATTGAACGGTGTTTTGTTAATTATAAAGTTTGATTTCTAAATATAGTATCATTTATAAAAGCGATAGAAAATACTGCTAAAAGTATTATAGTTAAAAGACAAGCACATTGTGTATGATGATACCCGTTAAGTGTTGCGCTATATTTATCTTTATTGTGAAATATTTTCTCATCCAATATATGAGTCTCAATTTCAGAGTCAAACATAGATTTTAAGTTGTGATTTTCTTCCTTCAGTTTAGTTATATCCGCGCGCATTTTTATTATATCCTCCATAACAGCCAAAATTTTCTTTGAAAGTTCTGCCTGTTCAACTTTAAGTTTTTCAATATTTATTTTACTAATCATTCCGTTATACGCAAACATTTTTATAAATATTAAATATTAAATGAACTACTCAATTTTTTATATTTTTTCTTATTTTTCCGCGTCTTTATGCCACTTTTTATATAACCGCCTATTTTTTTTATAGCATTAGGAGTAACAGAATCTATTTTATCTGTAATTTTATCTTGTAAAGCAGTCAATCCTGATTTTTTTTCGGCATATTCAGAAAATTCATCGCCTATTTTATCGATATTAAGAGAAGGAATGGGTTCGTGATGTATTTCTACATCAGGTGTATATGAATATATGATATTTCCTGCAGTTGGGGAAATATCACCAATAGAATTTATCATTCTGTTTTTATAATTCCCATATCTATCGGCACCTTTTTCTAAATTTGTTGCAGCCAATGAAAGTGTTTCGCCTAAAAGTGGAATAGCATCTAATGCGATGATAAATGCTTGACCAAAATGTTGTCGCGAATTATTAATTAAAACAGCAATAAAGATAAATATTAAACTAATAAAATAGACGATTACGTCACCCACAATACCAGCGTAAGGAATAGGCAATAAATCAAATATTTTTGGCATCATACTTTCAACTAATTCCGATAATATTGGCAATGTAAGTGTAATAGTATCTAAAAATTGCGATATTAAAGGTCCATATATTTTCTGTTGTTCCATATGATATAAGATATGGATCCACCAGAAAAACCATGTTCCAATAGGAGGCATACGGCTGCTAATTGGATACGCAAGTTTTCGGAATAATTTATCCCAAAATCCAGAGCGGGTTTTATCAACTCCAGGTTTACCCCCTTTTTGTGTAAAAGAAGCCTCTTTTTTAAAAATAGAAAGCAGGTCTTTTTGTTCAGAAATTTTTCGTTTTATATTACCAATAGTTTTAGCAGTAAATATTTGTTTATTTTTTTGCGTTATAGATTTTGCCAATTCACTATCCGATTTATCAATATTTTTCAATAAAAACATATATAAATTTATATTTATAGCAACATTTGCTCCGATGTTCGGGTATAGTTTTCCAAGAACTTCGTTTGCTATCTGCCCCAATCGGATTTCCATATCCGAATATTTGGCATTGGAATATTCCCAATTATTACCAGTCATCCCTATTTATTAAATTTATTTTTTATAGTAATTTGGAAATGCCATAAATGACGATAATAACGGATTTGTTTGTTGTATATATAAATTATATAGTTCATCATCAAATAAATTTATTATATCAGTTAAATTTTCAGAAACAATAAACGAATGAATTGTATATAAATCGTCACCTTCTTTTTTGTCTAAATTTTCATATAAATCAATATATGCATACAAACCATTTTCAAGACGACAAAGCAATCGTCGTATATTATTTTCGCCAGAAAATCCCCATAACCAATACATTATGGGTGTTTGAATATACGAAAAAACGCAATTAAAACTATCTCTCTCAGGAAATACTTTTGCGAATCTTTCTTTATAATATCGTACCATATAGGTCCTCTATATTATATTTGTAAAATATTTATATATATGTAGAAGAACGAATAATAAAATAACCGGCAATACATAATAGGGTCGTGCCTATATGAACTATATTAATATTATATTTTGGTTCTGGACTTGGAAGGCTTTCATTTGGTATCTGTAGAATTAACATTTCCCCTTCTTCTTTGTGATCGTCGCCCCCTCTATTTTCTTCCCCGTTCTCTCTATTTTCGGCTTTTCGTTCAACAACTGTAAGCGATTGAATAAGCCCTTCTAAATATCTACATAGTGCTTCTTTATCGTTGTATCGCCGTAATAAAATATGCCATTCACCATTTAAATTTTTATATTCCTGATTTAATCGCCCCTCAGTCGCAAAAGTTGGAAAATTGTGTTTTGCGCAAAATTCTGAAAACTGGTAGCGTTTTTTAGAAGTGGCGATTGCATATTTAGTTGCATCTAGAAGTACTTTTGCTTTTGCTAAATCCGATGTATCATATAATGACATTTTATTATTTTTGTATAATTATGACCCCCTTGTCAATTTTTTATCAATTTTTAAATAATTATATTGGACGCAAGTACTATGAATTAACTTCGGTACTTCATGGTACGCTACTTTTATAGCAGAGGTTGAACGAAATTGGTTGCCTTTAAGGGCAACCAATTTTGTTACTGACCAGTAATAAAATATCCACAACCCCCGATAGGTATAGATGGGTGTTACCCGAAAAAGACGCGCAAGTCAACAAAAAGCAGAACCGTTAACATTTTCAGATATAGTATCAGTTACAGACGATAATAATTTATATAATGAGAAAAATACAGTAATTCCTAAAATCGCCTATGCAATGAGTGATCCCAGATTTACCCCAAATCATCACATTGATTGTAAAAAATATCAAACGGTTTTAGCAACCAGTGATTTACATGCAGATTATCGTAATTTTCTGAATTACTTGGTAAAATTAAATATAATAGAAATGCCACAGTCACAAATAAAAGATATATACGATACAAATTTAATTTATGATCCGCGATTCATATTAAATATACAATGGGTTCCAAAAAATACACTTCTGGTTATTTTAGGCGATCTGGTTGATGGAAAACGCCTTAGTTCTGTAATAGATAAACAAGGTTCGTTCGAACTTTATATTCATATGTTCATTTATAATTTACGATTACAGGCTCTTGAAAAGAATTCCGATATACGGTTTCTTATAGGAAATCACGATATCAACACTGTACTGGATACGACAAATGACTTTATGTATAATAATTATGTAACTGAAGAAGCCGATACATTTTTTAAGAACAATAAAGATATACGTGCCAACTGTCTTAAAAATTTCTATCTTCTTTCACCTTATTTATATTTAACAATAGATAAAGAAAATAAACCAGAAATTTTTATGGTTCATGGTGGCCTACATCAAAGGAGTTTCTATAATCCATACAATGGTCCATTTTTTGAAGAAAATATGGAAAAATTAAAGGAAATATGGGATTTATATGATGTACCGCATACTGTATTAGCACAGGCTCTGATAGTTTCTAAAAACGACTTTATAAAGGCAGACACACTTATAAAAACGGGTACAAATATTAACAGACTTTATTCTAATGTAATAAAGGAACAACCCCCCATAGTGTTTTTAGAGGATTTGGAAATGAACCAAATACAAATAAATACATATATAAACGAAAATAAGTTATTTAATCAAAAAATCATAGCCGAACCCAAATTGCGGTTAAATGATAATAATAGAAGCCCTTTATGGTCACGTTTTTATATGGAATCCATTGGTATTGATCAAGAAATAGATATGTGTAGATTAATTAAAAATGATCCTATATTTACCAATAAAACAATCATTGTAGGACATTGCCCTACAACATTTGATGAATTCAAAAATAAAAGAACAGATAATAACGCAAATGCCAAAGGAGAAGAATATTATAATTGCTCAAATCCGAACAATAGTACAGGCTGTGTTATTACAGCCTGTGACTACGATAAAGATACAAAAATAATATTTGTGGATACAAATTTATCATCTTGTTTTAGAACACCCACGACTTTAGAAAAAGAAAAAACACGCGAATCAGAAATCATAGTATTAAAACATACGGAAGACGATGATCCAAACGGTCGCTTTTATAGTGAAATATCGCGATTACGTACAACAGGAGATTATTATATTGTGTATCCTATATCTAAGAGTTTTGTATGGGAAAAAATAATAAGGGGTGGAAGAAGACTAAACAAAACACACAAAACACACAAAACACACAAAACACACAAAACAATAAAAACACACAAAACACACAAAACAATAAAAACACACAAAACAATAAAAACACACAAAACAATAAAACAATAAAACAATAAAACAATAAAACAATAAAACAATAAAAACAATAAAAACAATAAAACAATAAAACAATAAAACAATAAAACATTAAAAAATTAAGTATCAAATTTAGTTGTCATTTAAGGCAACTAAATTTAATACTGATTGGTATATAACAAATAAATAGCAATAAATTGCCCAACCTACTGATTTATTGCAGTAATTTCTGGACAATAATTTGCAAATTCATAATATCGTTCCATTGAGTCTCTTTTCAATAAATCCGTTTTGTGTGCGCCCAAACTTTTATGTGTATATTTATTCTGAGTACAAAAATTAGCAATTTGCTCACCTCTCATCGGTCTATTTTTACTTTTTGCAACACAATTACTATAAAAAACGTCTTCGGCAGAAGTATCATTTGCTAATAATTTATCAAGACATTTCATTGTAAAAGATTTTTTCCTAAAACTCAATCCTCCAACTCCATAAAAATTTTCTCCTGCCCACCATTTAGGAACGTTTTTATTACCGATAGTTGTATCATTTAAAGAACATCCTATATAATCAAAATTAATATAATCGTATATATTATTGGTAGAATTACTACATAATGCCACATCTGTCTGAAAAATTAATATATTTTCAGCGTATATTTTATTCCAGAATTCTTTTTTCTTAAATAAACTGTTATATTCGTCGGCATTCAGATTATCTGTTCCAATCGGAACCATAAAAACTCGTCTTTTATAAATATTTCTAACTGCTTCTAGAGCGTGACTCTTGTTAGAATTGCCATAAAATACATAAAGATCCCAAGTGGCATCCATTTGTTTATTAAAATTTTCAATAACAGTTTTTAAAAAACGATGCTTGCGGGGTTCAACAATAACCATTGCATTTGAACTTCTTGAAAAGAATCGTATAAGTATTAAAACTAAAAATAGTATTATAAAAATCAAAATTAAATAAATATATAGTTTTTGAAGCATCCCTTTTTATATATGAGAAAAAACTATACTGACCGGTATTGACGGGTACTTTCATAGCAGAGGTCGTTCAAATTTAGTTGCCTAAAAGGCAACTAAATTTGATACTGAGCGGTACATAGAAGATAATCCCAACTATATATAGGGTATATGAATAAAAAAACAAAGCAGATATTAATATATATTCTATTATTTATAACATTTATATGTATAGCATATGTCCTGTTCAAAAACTATAAATACAATTATGTTAAAATTTGTTGGTTATATTGGGATACAGAGAAAATGCCGTCTATTATTGAAGGTATCAAAAAATATAACATGAATAAATTCCCCGGGTGGAAACCCGTATATCTAAACGATAAGAATCTAGATGACTATATTCCTAAATGGGCGTTTCCAGAAAATTATTCAAATTTGATTCAAGCGCACAAGGCTGATTGGATTCGTCTATATCTTTTATATAGATATGGCGGTTGTTGGTTAGATTGTAGTATAATTATTAATAAATCAGAAGCATTGGATGACATTTATAATAAAAGTCAAAATGTAAAGGCGGATTTAACAGTATTTCAGAGTGATCTAAAAAATAG